AGTATAATATATATGGAATTAGAAAATAAAACTGTTGAAGAATTAAAACAAATGTGTAAAAAGAAAAAAATAAAAGGATATTCTAAATTTAATAAAAAAGGTTTAATTAATTTATTAAAGAATAACAAAAAAGTAAAAAAAGGAGGAGGATTTGATTTAACTTTAATAAATTATAATGAAAGTAGAGATCCTACTATAATAAATTATTCAAATCATGATAAATATTTCTTAGCAAATAGTGCTGAAAATAAAGAGTTATTAAGAAATAGTAATTTTAATAATACTGCTATGACTGGTTTCAATTATAAATATAAATGTACAGATAAACAAAAACGTACAGGTATATTAATAAGAAGTATTCATTCAGATGAAGCAGATGAATATCTTATAATTAGAATAAGATAATTAAATTAAATTCGCATATATAGATTGATATTGATTAATAAATTCATATTTACTTAATATATTTGGTTCATTTATATTAATTAATAAAAATTCATTGTCTTCAAAATATTTTAATATGTATAAATATATATTTTCTAGATGATTTAAAACACTATCAACATTTTTATCAATATCTAATTGATAAGTAGTAATAATGTTATAAATAATTGTTAATAAATAAGATTTTTCCATTTTTAAATCATTTTTCATAATTAAACTGTCTTTTTCAAAACTATCATAAATAAATATTTTATTTTTAAAGTGGAATCTTGATTGGTCATGTATATTTAATAAATAAAAATAATTAATAGTACCATTAAAATGTACATTATTATTTGAAACCAATATATGCAAGGCTTTTGAATATTCAATGGGTATATATTCCAATAATTTATGCATAGTAACAAATAAAAATTCTTTATATTCTTTTCTACGAATTTGATTTGTCGGACGTACAAGTGAATTAAATTTTTTCAAATTTTTAACAAATGATAATTCATAAACGGGAAAAGGTTTCATAACAAGCATTTGAATATTGAATTTAGCTGGAATTTGTTTATGAAAATAAACATCAGAATGATAATCAATGACTTTTAAATTATATAAAAATGTTTTAATCATGGCTCTATTAAGTGCAAAACAAGGATTAGACAAAGAATAATTTTTTATATAAGTCGGTGGATTCATTAATAAATGAGTACCATAATCAAAAGCAGCACCCATTTTAATTAATAAAGGGTATTTCATATTAATTTCTTTTTTTCTAAACAATGCTTTATTTAATAAAGTATTACATATTTGTTGAGCATTTTTTGTAAATACAATATCATCTTCGCATATTAATACTAATTCATGTTTCGTTTCTAAAATTTTATTAAATAAATTAATATAAGATAACCAATTTGCAATTTGAAATTTAGTTAAAAAATTATTTTCACAATTACATCTATTTTTCAGACATCTGAAACAAGGAGGAAAAGAAATAACTTTTGGGCTATTTAGTAAATCAGAAACAGATTTTTCATCAAAATGAGTTGCTTCAAAAAATTCATAATTAAATATATTATTTTTTTTAAATTCTTGAAGTATATGATTTTTTCTATCTAAACTTTCTTTTAGATTAATTACGTATATTTTATCAAAAAAATTATTTAAAATCATAATAGTTTAATACATAAAAAAATGAATATTTATACTTAGTTAATTATATTAAATTTTTAGATGTATAAATAAAAATACAGAAATAATTTTATATTTTATCAATATTTTTACAAAAAAAAATGTTAATATATTATATATACATGCCCTCTGTTAAAATATCAGAATATGAAATAGAAAACTATATAAATGAAATAGATTCAACTAAATACGAAATATTTAGAGAATATGAAAAAATGAATAATGTATTTCAATGTACAAATAATTTTTTTGTAAAAAACATATTTGAAACAGATATAAATGAAAAATATATAAAAATATGCGGAAATAAAAATGAAAAATATATAGAAAAAAAAAATAATAAATATTTAATGTATTATAATATAAATTATGATGAAAAAAAAATAAACCAAGATATAAAAGAAATTAATTTATTAATAATTAAAAAAATAGGAATAAAATTAAGTAATCATTTTATAGAAATCAAAAAATTAATAAGTGAAAATGAAATAAGTGGAAATGAATGTGATGAATTAATTAAAGATTTATATTTTAATACTAAAAATTTAGAAAAATTTAATATTCAAAACATGAATATACAAGAAAATAAGAAATATTTATTTAAAATAAAAAAGGGAGAAATTAATATTAGAAATGAAATTGAACAATACGATTTAATTTATTAAAAAAAAAATTATTATATTATATATATGAATAAATATAATAATTCTGATTCAGATGATGAAGACCATTACTTAGATGATAATGATCCTGATTTTATAGAATTTAAAGAAAATGTAAAATTATGGATAAAATTAGATGATGATATAAGTACATTAACAAAAGCAATTAAAGAAAGAAAAGACAAAAAAAAAGAAGTTAGTCCAGCATTATTAGATTTTATGGAAAAACATGAAATTAATGATTTAAATACAGATGATGGACATTTAAAATTTCAGAAATCATTAAGATCGAAACCAATTAGTAAAAAATATTTATTGGATAAATTAGGATTTTTTTTCCAAAGTGAGCTTAAAAGTGAAAAAGTTGTTAATTTTATATATAATGGTCGTGAGAAAAATGAAATTACTAATTTAAAACGTGTTTTACCAAGAAGATAATTATTAAATATAATTATTAAATATAATTATTAAATACAATTATTAAATACAATTATTAAATACAATTATTAAATACAATTATTAAATACAATTTATATTTTTTTTTACTTTAAGTATAAATTTTATTTAAATTTAACTTTACTTCTAATTTCTTTTACACCTTTGTACATTTAAAACTCTGATTTTAATAAACATTATATATTTTATTTTTAATAAAATTCGGCATTTTAAATATACAAATTTTTAAAAAAATATAAAATAACTATATGTAATTTTAATTTAAAATCTTTTTGATAAAAATATATAATTATGGACTTGTTTCATTCATTATTAAATAGTGTGATAACTAATAATTATGATACATATAAAATAGTCTTAGAAAATCAAGAATTAAAATTGAATTCTATTAATGAAACTGAATTAATGTTAAAATTAATTAAACAAACAAATATAAATTATTTAAAAGATTTATTAGTATTTAAAGAAAATAAAATATTTTATTGTGATTTTGATGTAATTATAAAATATATTTTAGAAGAAAATAATTATGAAGCAATGAAATTATTATTAATTCATGAAAATATATTTTCATATTTTAATATTAATAATATAATAGAATTATCAATTGAAACAAATAATTATGATATATTAAATAAAATTATAGTTAATAATTTAATTCATTTTTCAAAAAATTTAGCTTTTATTAGTTATAATAGTTTATTGAAAATAAAAAATATAGAAAGCATACAATTCATAATTGATAAATTAGAAAATTATATATTAATAGATGATACAATAATATATAGTAACATAAAAGAATTATTTAAGACAAGTAATAATATATTTAAAATAATTATAAAATTATTGGAAAAAAATATAATAAAAAGAAATTTAATTATTAATTACGATATTAATCAAAATGATAATTTAATAAAATATTATTATAAAACATACTATTTAGTATTAGAAAATTTAAAATATTCAAAATTTCATTTAAATATAGATAAATTTGATTATATATATATACTTCACAATCAAATTCAAAATCCAGATTATAAATTATTTATAAAAAAGCATTTTATTTATTGTGTAAATCAAGATAATTTAGATTTATTAGAGTATATTATTAATAAATTTAATATAAATAATGATGAATTAATAAAAATCATTAAAAGTATAAAAGGAATCAGACATCAAATAGATTTGATTATAAGTTCTTCTGCAAAAGTATCAAATTATTTATACAATAAATTAAAAAATTATTTAGTTGAAAATAAATTAACTTTAATAAAATTATGTATATCTAATAATAATATTGAATTATTAAATAATTTATTAGGAAATAATAATGGTCAAGACATAAATGGTCAAGACATAAATGTAAAAAAACTACAAATTTATTTATTTTATGAAAATGAAATAAATAAGTTTAATAAAGAAATATTAGTAAAAATATTCAATCATTTTGACTTATTAAACAATAAAAAAAATATAAATATATATTTAAATTCATTAATACAAAATAATGATAAAGAGGGAATATCTGATTTAAAAGTATTTATGTATAAATATGATAATAAATTAAAAGAATATTTTTTTAAAAGTGTGGAGAAATTAGCAATTAAACAAATAAAATATTTATTTAATGAAGCAGATATATATGATTGGTATTTTTTTGAGTGGTTAGATGTTAAATTTAATAATTTACATATAATGGAAAAAAGTATTGAATTTATTAAAAAAAAATGTGAAAATCTTGAATTAAATTTAAACTTTATTTATTGGTATATGGGTCAATATAATAAATTTTTAAGTATATGTGATATTGAAAACAGTTTAAAATGTATATATAGTAATCGATTAGAAAATATAAATGATTTTATGATTGAACATTTAAATATGGATTATATACTAGTTGAACAAATAAAATTATTATTAGAAAATAAAGAATCAGATAAAAGAGAAATATTTATATTAAAGTTATATGAAAATTGTACTATAAATAATATAATGAAATTAGAAAATATTGATGATAATATGAATGAATTATTTATAAAGTATTTTTATTCAAATAAAAAATTAATAAACAAGCTATTAAAAAATTTAGTTAAAATAAAAAATATTGGAATGAAAATAAAATATATAATTAATCAATCACAATCAATTATTCATTTAAAAACAAATAATTTAATAATAGAATATATAATTAATAATAAAAATTATGAGTTATTATATAATTTAGATAAAAAAGTAGCAGAAGAAGGAATATTATTTTATGGAAAAATAATAAAAGAGTCAATAAAAAATATAGATATTATATTATTTGAATGGGCATTTAATCAATTAAAAGAATGTGTTAATTATGAAGAAAGTGTAAATTCAATATATAATGGATTAATCAAATTATTATTAAATATAAATTATTCTAGATTTAATGAATGTAAATGTTATAATTTTTTAAAAGAATTAAGTCAATATTTTGAAAATAATTTTAAAGTGGATATTATTTATGTAATAATTATTTATAAATTTAATAATAATAAATTAATAATAAATAATTTTATTGATGAAGTATTAAATTTTAATGAATTACCAAATAATAAAAAAGCTTTACTATTTAATACATTATTATTTAATATAAATAAAAATGAAATACAAGAAATGATAATTAAATTAAATATAAAAAATGAATTTATTGATTATTTAAATAATACATTATTAGGAGATGAAATAGTATTTGATTATTATTTAAATAAAAAAATAAATTCATCTTGTATTGATTATAATTTATTATATAAACATAATATTGAATTTATATTGTATTTAAAAAATGAAGGTTTTAAATTTAATTATTTTAATAATGATTTATTAATTAAATTATTTGAATGTAGTTTATTTAATAGAAGAATAAATATTAATTTTAATAATACAAATATATTAAATTTAGTAAATGATTTAAGTAAGCATAAATTATATACTATAAATATTGATACATTAAATTTATTTTTAGAATATTATGATAAAATTAAGTATAAAATAAATGTAAATGAAGTAAAAGAATTTGTAGAAAATAATCAATTAGATATAAATTATGATAGTTTATATTTTTCAGCAAATAGTATAACAAAAGATATATTTGATTATTTAAGAAAAAAAAGTATCATAGACTTAAAACAACAAAATGAAGATATATTTTTAAAAGTATGTATGAATGATGATGTAGAATTTGCTAAATATTTAATGACAATTGAAACATTTGATTTAACAATTAATAATGATAATATATTTTGCCAATGTTGTAATTATGGTGCTTTAGATACATTAAAATGGCTAGTTCCACAATTACTAAATTTAGATACAAATGCAAAATATGAATATGGAATATGTGGTGCTTGTGCTGGAGGATATTTAGATGTTGCTCAATGGTTAATGGAAACAATTCCTGATTTAGATATTAAAGTAGATAATGATTATTGCATGGTTCAAGCTGTAGAAGAAGGATATCATGATATTATTGATTGGATAATGAAAATAGAACCAGATAGATATGTAATTGAATATAATGAAGAATATGAAGAAATTATTAAATTTGAAATAAATAGAAAATTAATAATTGAAGAAAATAAAAAAAAAGAATTAGAAGATTTAAAAGAATGTCCAATATGTTATGATAATAAGTCAAATATAATAACATGTTGTGACCATCAATATTGTTATCATTGTTTTAATGAGTATTATAAGAAAAATTCAAATATATGTTGTCCATATTGTAGGAAAGAAAATATAAAATTATTTAATATTATTATTTGAAAATAGACAACTATTTGAAAATAGACAACTATTTGAAAATAGACAATTATTTGAAAATAGACAACTATTTGAGAATAGACAACTATTTGAAAATAGACAACTATTTGAAAATAGACAACTATTTGAGAATAGACAACTATTTGAAAATAGACAACTATTTGAGAATAGACAACTATTTGAGAATAAACAACTATTTGAGAATAGACAACTATTTGAAATATAATTTATTAATTTAATTTCCTTTTTTTATTTTGCTATTTTTTTATATTTTTTAGAAGTTAAAGGTTTAGATTTAATAATTTTAATAACTTTTTTATATAACTGTTTTTGTTTGGCAAACTTCCATTTAAATCTTTGTAATTTATATTCAAAATCAGTTTTTTCATAATTTTTTTGAATATGTATATTTTTAATATGTATATTTTTAATATGTATATTTAGAATTGGATTAATCCAATCAAAATAATTATTTAATTTAGTTTCAATTAATTCTGAATAAATATTCATTTCTTTAATAATAATTTTTATATAAAAAAAAATCAATTTTTATATATATATTAATAAATGATATATAATATAAGTTTAGAAAATTTAATTCAAAAAAATAAGAAATATACATTATATTATTTAAAAAAAAATTTAATTAATATAAAAACTAATGAACAATGGACAAAAATGATAAATGAAAATAAAAATAATTATATAAGTCAGAAAATAATAAATAATAAGTTAATAGAATTTGAAAATAATAAATTAAATCAGATTTTTAAAAACAATGAACCGAATATAATTATAATATGTAGTGGTCAAAGTAATTCAGGAGGTTGGGGAACAACTTATAATCCAAAATTAGATATTGACCAACCTAATGAAAATATTTTAAGTTATAACATTGATGAAAAAAAATGGGTATTAGCAGATTTAACAAATAATTCTTTAGGAAGTATCAATCAAAATAGATTAAATAATCAAAATTCAATAGCTTTTCAATATGCTAAACATTTAGTTCAAAATAATCCATTAATTAAAGTTGGTTTAATATGTTTATCATATGCTAATAGACCAATTGGTAATTGGGTAACATATAATAAAGAAGATATATATTATATAGAAAATCAAAGATTAGTCAATTCAATTCCAAAAAAAGAGAATGAAGGTGTATATTTTGATAAAATAAAAGAAGTATATAAAGAATCAATAAGTAAGCTAAAAAATAAAAATTTATTACATATAGTTATATGGCATCAAGGAGAAACAGATATGATATTTAAATCAAATTTAGAATATTATGAAGCTTCTTTAATAAAATTAATTGATCAGTTTAAAGAATTAACAAATAATTGTTTATTAGGATTTATAGGTGGAACAATATTGAATAATAAAAATAATAAATTTTGTAGTGATGAAATAAATAGTATTATTCGAAAAGAAGTGGATAAATTATATAATTATGCTGAATTATCAAATTTAACAAAAGCAGATGAATTACATTTTACATCAGAAGCTACAAGAATTGCTGGTAAATTATATTATGAAGCTTATGAAAATTTAGTAAATAAATTTAAATAAAAGATAAAAAATAAAAAAATAAATATAAAAAATATATAATAAGAATATATATGAAAAGTTGGAGTTCTAGTTATTCATATACATCCAATGGTAAAAATAGTTCAGAAACAGTTCATAAATCATATAATAATGGTAAAACAATATATGAAGATGTATATACAAAAACATATGAGAAACAAAATAATGAATTAAAAGAAAAATTTTACAAAAGGAAAATAGACCAAATAAGTAAAAATAAAGAAGATTGGGAATTATTAGAAGTTAATAATGACTTTCCAAAAAATAAATATATAGAAAGACCTTCTTCAAGACATAGATTAACTGAATCAACAATTAATAAATCTAATAAAATAGAAAAAATAAAAAAACAAACAAATAATAAAGAAGTTGAACCAGAAAAACAATTAAGTAATTTGATGAATGAAATGAATTTAAGCATGTTTAATAATGATAATTTTTTTAAATTTTAAGTTTAATAAATAATGTAAGATATAAGTTTAATGAATAAATTTAAAATGTATATTTTTTATAATGGAAGACATTATAAAAAAGTATTATCCAGATTTTGATTGGATAAAATACAAAGATATGAATCCTTTTTTATTTTTTTATAATTTAAAAACAAAAGAAGAATATATGAATAATTTTATAAAAGAAGGTAGATATTTAGGAAGGAAATATAAAGAAGAACATAATACTAATTGTTCAATACATGTATTAATGGCAACAATTGGTAAAGATTCAATATTTAATATTTTAGAAAATTTAAAAAATGAACTTAATACAAATGATTATTTAACGATTGTGTTTGATGAATCAAAGAATAATTATGAAAATGTTAAAAATTATGTAAAATCTATAAAAGCAAATGTAAAATTAATAGTTGAAGAAGAAAATTTAGGATATTGGGGACATGGAATAAGAAACAAACATAATATATTAGAAGGTGATTTTGTATATCATATAGATGATGATGATGAAATAATAGAAGGTTCGTTTAATTTTGTTCGTAAAATATTAAAGGATAAAGATACAATGTATATATTCAAGATAATAAGTGAAATAAATGAAGTTATATGGAAAAGTCCGGAAATAAAATTAAATCAAATAAGCACACAAAGCGGATTTATACCAACATCTATAAATTCCAAATCAGAGTGGTTATATAAATATGGTGGAGATTTTGATTTTTATAAAAAGTTAGAAAAATATATAAATAATAATAATAAAAAAATAATATTTATAGATAAAATAATATATAAAAAAAGAATAAAAATAGAAAAATTAAATAGAAAAAATAAATAGAAAAATACAAATATATATATGTTAAATTTATATAAATGTTGTATTTCTTGTACTAAACTATCTAATAGAACTAAACAAGAAATTCATATAAAAAGAATTAAAATGTTACCTGAATATAAAAGATTAGTTCATTTACGTTATTTAGAGGAAATAAGTTATTTACAAAAATCATTTAATGTTTAATATATTGAATAAAATAATTTAAAAAGTTTTGAGTATAAAAGCATTTAATATCATAATAGTTATTTTCTAAAATAATAAATTTTAGATTATTATTATTAACATTAAGATTATTATTTAATTTAATATTATTTTGATAGTTATTTGTTTTAATATAAATAGGAATATCATTAATATTTTCAATTTGATAAGATTCAATATTTAATTCTAAATACAATTCAAAATTAATAAATATTTTTAAAATATTAGATTCAATAATAAAATTAAAATTATTATAATCAGTTTTAATATTATTTTTAATTTTTTGTATAATATTATTATTTAAAACAACAAAATTATGTTCTAAATTTGGTGTTAATACCAAAAATAAAATATTTTCATTATTTAATTCAAATTTAATATAAAATGCATTATTAAATTTAAAATGAAAGTTATATTTGTAAATTTTAAAATAGTAATTAGGAAAAATAATAATATCATTTAATATTTGGTTATAATTATTAAATTGATTTAAATTTATCCAATAATGATATATTTCATTTTGATTTTTAATTTTATCTAATTCTGCATGGTCAAATTTTATAACATTTATTTTATTCTTTTTTAAATATTCATTATGTAAAATAAAATACCAAGAACGCTCAAAAAAATGTCCTTCTTCAGGATTATTATGATAATCAACAAATCTTAATAAATCTTCATAAAATATTTTAGGTTTTTTTAATATTATTGATTTTTTAACACTAAACATAGCACCCCAAGTAACATTTAAATATTCAATATTAATATCATCAAAATCCATAAATTTTTTTAACCATTGATAACAAGTAAAATTAGATTTTCTCATCAAACCAGAATCAAACTCATTTTTCCATTTACCAAAATGTTGAATAGGATTTTTTAAATCTTCAAATTTTATTTTTTTTAGATTAGCATTAAAGTCGTTATTTTGAAAATAATCTTCTATATTTAATTTTGAATGTTTAATTTCATTAGAAAAATCTAAAGAACCTTGAAAAAATATTGTATATTCTTTTAAGTTATCATAATTATTAATTATATGATATAAATAAGTATGACTTTCTCTTCCAAAATTAGGTAAATTAATCACATTAAAATCATTTAATTGATTATTAACATTACCTTTATTATAAATTAAAGTAATTAATTTAAATTTTTTTAACCAATCTATATCTTCATTATATCTTGCAACAACAATTTGATAGTTATTTATAAAGTCATTCATAATAATTAAATTAATAAATAAATCTTAAATTAAATTATTTATTATTTTCGTTTAAAAAAATAATAATATAAAACTATACATTATATAATGAATGATTCATTAAATGAAAATATAGAAAATTCAGAATCTACAAAAAAAAAAGTAGTAAGGAATACAAAAAAATCTAATGAATCTAAAGCTATAAGTACTCCTAAAAAAAGAGCACCTAGAAAAAAAAAAGAAGAATCAATAATACCTGATGAAGTCAAAGAAGAAGTCAAAGAAGAAGAAATCAAAGAAGAATCAATAATAACTGATGAAGTCAAAGAAGAATCAATAATACCTGATGAAGTCAAAGAAGAATCAATAATAACTGATGAAGTCAAAGAAGAAGAAGTCAAAGAAGAATCAATAATAACTGAAGAAGTCAAAGAAGAATCAATAATAACTGATGAAGTCAAAGAAGAATCAATAATACCTGAAGAAGTCAAAGAAGAACCAATCATATCTGAAGAAATCAAAGAAGAATCAATAATACCTGAAGAAGTCAAAGAAGAATCAATCATATCTGAAGAAGTCAAAGAAGAACTAAAAGGGAAAAAGAAGAAAGTAATAAAAAAGAAAGAAGTTAAAATAGAAGTTATAGAAGAAAAAGAAAAATCAGTAAATAAAAATTATAGTGAAAAACCAGAAAATAATTATATTAAAAATTTAATAAATGAAAATATAAATGAAGAATTATTAAAGCAAAAAGAAAATGAAAACAATGAAAAATTTGAAAGTACATTAAATAACATTGTTTCTAACTTAAAGAAAAATACAATAAATGAGTATTCTATAAATGATGTAAAAAGAACATTTGACAAATTAAATTCTGAAGCATTATTTATACAAATTATTAATAACAAATTATATTATTTAGAAAAAAAATCTGATAAAAATAATCATATATTAAATATATTACATAAGTTCATAAATAATAATTTAGTAAATAATTGTTCATTTATCATTGATTCAAATAATAATAATGAAGTAAATGAAAATTATGTATTAAGATTTAATAGAAATGAAAATAATAATAATTCATTAATAATTCATTATAATTTGGATTATAATTTTGATTATTTAAAAAATAAAGAATGGAATGATAAATCAGATAAGATATACGTAAATAAAAAATTTATATCAAATGAATTATGGGAAAATCTTAAAAAAAGTGATTTAATAAATTATCATTTCGAAGAAATAATTAAATATGAAAGTTTAGTTAATTATAAATATGTTTTATATGAAGAAAATTGCGAAACAATCAATCATTTATTAGATATATTAAGATTAAATAATTTATTATTAAAAGTCAATTTTGAAAATATGAAATTAGAATCGTTTTATTCAGAATATATTAATGAAGAAGATTATGAAACAATAAATATTGATACATATGAAAGTATAGAATTAATTGAAAAAAAAAGAAAAGAATTAAATAATGAATCAAGTTTAAAAAAAATAGAAAGTATAAAAAATAAAGTAAAAGAAATATTAGATGAAAATAATATAAATAATTATTTAAAAAACTTATTATCAAGATTATCAGTTAAATGTGAAACAAAGCAAGTAATAACAAAGCGTATATTTAATACAACATTCAATTCAACAGTCAATTCAACAGTTAATTCAAGTTATTTAAGTAATAGAATAGAAGTAATAGATAATAAATTTAGTTTTAGTTTTCAAGGTAAAGATTTTGAATTATTATTAAATGACAATAATAACAAAATCAATATATTAATTAATGAATTTTCTTCAAATATATTTTTTAATTCAAACAATATTTTTAATTATAGAATAAATGATTTAATATCAAGTAATTCACAAAATAATTATACATTTATTATTAGAAATAAAGTATTATATTTATATAAAAACAAAACAAAATTAATATTAGGAATTCGATTACCTGAAATATTTAATATTGAAAAATTATCAATAAGAACATTTAATAAAGATAGTTGGTGGATTTGTTAAAACCGCAAAATTTATTTAAATTCTTTTAATATGAAAAAATATATTTCAATAAATATATTTGAAAATGAAAAATATAAAATAAATAAAGTAAATGATGGTTTTAATGATAAATTTCAAATTATAGAAAAAGATGATGTATTATATATTAAAAGAGTTGATAAAAATGAAGGATGGGGAGCAGACTTAAAAGTTAAAATATTTGATAAAATAGATAATAATGAAAGTATAAAAACTATTGGAAGTTCTAACTTAAATGAAATTCAAGTAAATCTAGAAAAAAAAGTAAGTACTAATCATTATGAAAATAATTTTTTTAAGTTATATTATGTTTCAGAACACAAGGATACATTTATGATAAAATATGACAAAATAACTAAAAATTTATCAATAAAAAGACTCGATGCGAACACTGGATGGGAACAGGAATTAGTTGTTGAATATTATGAAAAAATAACTGAAAATATCAAGCATATTATAGTAGGTTCATCTAAAACAAATACAAAGACAATTAACATAGATATAAATAATATTAATTATATAGAAATACCAAATATATATCAAGACCAAAAAATAAAAATAGAAAAAGTTATAAATGAATATGATGATAGTTTTATAATTAAATATAATGAAAAAGATAAAATAATAAAAATAAGGCGTAGTGATGTAAATGAAGGATGGGGGCAGCATTTATTATTAAAAGTAATTTATAATACTAATATATATAATATTTATATTGGACCAAGTAAAAATAATATATTATATAAAAAGTTAAATATAAAAGATTACAAAGTATATATAGGTTTAACAACAATACCAAGTAGAATCAATATATTAATCAATAATTTAAAGCATTTTGTAAATACACAAAATGTAGAATATGAAAAAATATTAGTAACATTACCAAAAAAATATAAAAGATTTAAAAATAATATAACAAATGAAACAATTAATAAATTAAAAAGTATAAAAAAAGTAGAAATAATAAATATTGAAAATGATTTAGGACCTGCATCAAAGTATTTAGGACCATTAATGAATGGATATATTAAAGATGAAGATATATTAATTATAATAGATGATGATAGAATCTATAATGAAAATTTAATAAAAAATTTAATTTGTTCTGTATTTTCATTTAGTGAATATCAATTTTATTCTGGATTATGGTCTTATTTTTTTGATAAAAATTATACAAAATTGAAGAATGATTATTTAGAAATAAGTATAAATGAGGAAAAAAACAATAATAATTTTACATTTGGAAATGGATTAGGGGGTTTTTTTGGATTTGCATTAAAATTAAAGAATAAACAAGAATTCATAGATTATAATTTGAGAATATTGAATCTAATCGAAAAATCATTTTATCATGATGAAGGCATAATTTTAGGTTATTTAAAATATAAAGAAGAATCAATTATATATGTAAAACATATTGGATGTATTTATTATAAAGATGAATCAGTAGATGCATTATGTAAAAGTGGATTATGTGATAGAAGTTTAATTGAAAAAGAAATATTATATAGAACAAATTATGAATTATTATTAGAAAATTAAATAATTAGAAAATTAAATAATTAGAAAATTAAATAAATAAAATTTTAAAATTTTTAATTTCAAGTTCAAGTTCATTTAAATAGTTATCAAAATTAAAAATAATTAATTGATTTTTTTTTTCAATATTTATATTGAACTCAATAAAATTAAATTCATTCAACTGAATATTATTTAAAAAATTATTATAAAATTGATTCGGATAATGAGTTTTAATTCCAATTTGAGGATTAAATGAAGAGTTAAATGAACTATTAAAATGATTATTTATTTTTATTTCAAAATTTACTTTTAATTGAATAGTAGAAGATTGTTCTTTATTAAATTTATAAGAATATCCAAACCAACAAAATTCTTTATATACATTTGAATATTTTTTATAAAAATAAAAATGATGACTATTTAATTTACGAAGATAACAATTATTATTTACATATAAAATTTGTTTTTCATATTTATTTTCCAATAAAAAGCCATTATTTTTTATATTATTTGATATAGAATCAAATGAAACAATTTTATTATTATTAAAATAAAAATTATTAATAAGTAAATGAAAATCTATTGTTTTTTTATTTAAAAACTTTTTAATATTATTTATTTTTTTATTATTTAATAAGTTAAAATAAGATTTAGGAAGTAAGCAAAAACTATAATCCACATCATAATTATTTATTTGATTAGTATAACATAAAAAATTTATTTTATTAATTATTAATTTTAATTCATTTATTTTTTTTAAATAATATAAATCTAAATTGCTAATTAATACAAATTGATAGTCTATTTTATATTTATTTATAAAATCAGAAGTATATTGAATAATAATATTTAAATCAATTATTTTATCATAATAATATATTGAATATGGAGTAAAATGTTTCATAATATATTTTTCATTATTTTTATTTATTTTATTATTTATTATTAAAATGACATAAACATTATAAATATTATTAAAAATATCAATTATATAATTTTTAATATTATCATAATTTTCATTTAATAAACCATTATTTTTAAATAATACAAGTATTATATTTTTTTTTTCATTTCCATTTTTATTTTTAATTAAACTATCATTTTTAATTTCCTTAAGTTCTTTAAGTTCAAAATTCTTAACAATAAAATTTAAAGAATGATGAAAATTATCAAAAATAAAAAGAATATTTTGGTCATTAAATAAATGAATAGGTATAGATATTTTTTTAAAGCTATTTATTGGACAATTTTCAAAAATATTAGAAATAATATATTGGTAAGGATAATGAATTTTAATACCACAATTTGAAAATGGATTTATAAATTTATTTACTTTAAATTCAAATTCAAGTAAATATGAACTTTTTTTTAAAAAATAACCAAACCATTGAAAATCTTTAACATAATTTGTATTTTTTTGAAATGAAATTTGATAATCTTGATTAATTAGTAAAGAAGAGTTATGAGAATAATAATAAGTATCAAACATAAAAGATTCAAATTCAGATTGATTATTTAAAATGAAACCTTTATTAGTTAAATATTTTCTAGTTTTATTAAAATTTCTATCTACTCTTTTGATAGAATAAATATTTTCGGAATATTTATTTAAATGAGGACTTATCAATTGATTTTTGAGAGTATTGGATTGAATTTGAATATTAGTATTAGTTAATTCTTTTATATATGGAATAGTAAAATCAATATTATTAGTATAGTTTTGTAAAGTTATTGGGTCATTATATTCAAGATTTAATGAATGAAAAATTGTTTGAGGGATAATTTCTTCAGCTTCAAAGTTTAATGGTTCATAACCTAAAGTAATTTGAATATATAAGTAGTATATTTTTTGAAAAACATGTTTTTGATAAAATTGACCTTCTGCTTGACCACCAACTAATTGATTATTTTGAATAAGTTCAAATAATTTTTGTATAGATTCATTATTTTCAATATTTTTTTTAAAATTATGCCAATCTACTGTAAAATCTTCATTTTGTTTAACAATTTGAAGACCATTTTTAACTTTTTCAATATAAATATTAGATCCCCTTTTTATATATAATTCATTTGAAGCACTTAAAATAAAATATTCAAAAGAAATATTATTTTTTATACAATAATCAAAGTTCGAAATATGATATGCTAATAAATCCCCACCTTTAGTATAATCAATATTTGTTTTGTTAATAAATAAGTTGTTATATGGACTTAAAGAAGGATCAAAATCTTGAAAAGTTTTATTAATATGAAGAATAATTTTGGAATTGGGGTTAAAGTGAAAGATATTTTCGAGTGTATTATTAATAATATCTTGTTTTTCATGAACAGGAATAGAAAATAATAAATTGTTACTATTATATTTATTATTAATAGTAATCATGATAAAACAAAAATAAAAAATATAAAAATTAAACAATTAAAGTGAAAATAATATATAATTTATATTTTTTTATAATTTATATTTTATTTTTATTTTATTATTTATATATTATTTATTTATTTTTTGATTTTTTTGATTTTTCTAAGTCTTCATAACTATCTATGTCATTATTTTCGTCCATAATATAAGGATAAATATTTTGACCAGACATAGATTTTTGTTGAATAACATTTGTTTTAATAATGTCAATACAACCATTATGGATATAAGAATCTGGAAATAGTTGTCTAGGCATATTATAAGGTTCATAAATAGTTTGATAATTATTAAAATAAGGAATTAATTTATCATTTTGAATATAATACATTTTTTGTGGTTGTTTTTCTATTTTACATACAGTTCTTAAACTATCGTAATTTTTATAATGAATAATAAAAGTAGAAATGCAGTCATTCAATAATTCTAAATTTCTATTTGGATATGTAGGTCTTAAATGAATAAGTAAATCCGGCATAATATAATGATTCTCTTTTAAATAATCAACAAAATGTTCAAATACTTCATAATCAGTTGATAAATCCTGAGCTATTTCTTTAGGGCGAATAAAAGGAACTTCAGCACCATATTTTTTTGATAAATCAGCATAATAATGACTATCAGTGCTAACAAATGTTTTGTGAATTTGCTCACAATTTTTACTTAATGAAATGCTATAATAAATCATAGGATATCCATTATAATCAGTAATATTTTTATCTTTAATTCCTTTTGAACCAGACCTTGCTGTAATAAGACTATAAATAATCATAATATATAAATATAAAATAATAAGTCTATTTTAAGTAAAATAAATATGAATTATAAATAAATGAAATATTATATTTATGACCCATTTACGGAAAACCATGTATTTTTGGTAAATAATTTAAAATTAAATATTGAATATTTTAATTATAAAGTTGAATTAATAAAATCTATAAATAGTGATGAAAATAATAATGATTATTATGTAATAATTATAAATCATATGTTTTTAATTGAAAATGAAAATGCAAAAATTGATTATAAAAATTTATTAAATAAGAAAAACAAAATATTATATATAACTGAGCCATTAGAATTAATGATTGAAATTAAATATTATGATAAAATAATTAAAGAATTAAAACCAAATAAAATATTTAGTTATTGTGAAGAAAATTTAAAAAAAATAAAAACATTTATTCCATATTATAATTTATATCCTATAAATCATCATTATTTACAATTTATTCAACCTACTTTAGATAGTATAAAAAAAAAGAATTTAAATAAAATAGTATTTATTGGTGTGATGAATGATTATAGGAATCAATTAAAAGAAATATTTGATGGAGATTTGGTAATAATAGAAAACAAGTATAAAAAGGAAGAATGGATTAAATTAATTAATATATATCAGTATTTTGTAAATGTGCATAGAAGACCTAATAGTAAATGTTTTGAATCGTTAAGAATAATACCGTTATTATATAATAAATGTACAGTTATAAGTGAGCATGTAAATGAAAGTGAAGAGTTATTTTATAAAAATAAGGGAATATATTTTTGTAAAATAGAGGAAATGAAAAGTAAGTTTAAAGAAATTAAACAACTTCAAATTGAAGAATTATTAAATAAAGAAAACGAAAATAAAAATTCAAATATGCAGAAATTTTTTAGTTGATTATAATATGGATAATAGTAATAAAATTTATACAGTAAAAGGAACATATAATAAAAATTTGGAAAACAGTTATATGAAGTTAACTAATAAAAAATTAGAAAACATAAAAAAAAATATAGTAATAAATAAAAGAAAATATAATAAAAATAAAGATGGTTTATATTATGTTAATACTAAATCAATGGTACAAACTGAAAAACCTTCAATTTTTTATCCTTTTGTTCAAACTCCATATATTGAAAAAAAATATTATATAGATGAATTAAAATTATGTGGAAGCCATTCATGTTTTTTTACATTATATGATATAAATAGTAAAAAAAAAAATAAATATAATGGAATAAAAATATTTAAAAATAAAAAAGAATTTAATGGATATTATATATTAAATAAATTAAGACAACAAAAATTATGTTTAAATGCTATAAATTATGTATATGATTTAGGTGAAGTATTAAACTTTAATGAAACATATTATTATGCTATTGTGGAAATAGGAATAATTGATTTTTTAGATTTTATAAATTTATTAAATAAAAAAATAATTATAAATAAAAATATAAATAAAAATATAAAAAAAATAATTAAATTAGAATTAAATATAATTAAATTATTGATAGATAAAATAAAATGCTTACATGATAATAATATACTACATTTAGATGTAAAACCTGAAAATGTAATTTTAGTAAATTCAGATGAAAATAATTATGATATAGATTTATATGAATATGGATTAAATTTTGTAACAAATAAAATTTCACGATATATAATAATTAAGTATATTGATTTTGGAATGTCAGTTGAAACAAATGAAAGTAAAACTTATATTAGTAAAGAATTATTAGGTACTAAAAATTATAATATTCCTAAAAATAAATTAAAAGTACAATATTTTTACACTAATAAAGAAAAAAAGAATATAATGTTTCTAGGGAAAGATAATGAAATTAATAAAAAATATGAAAAATTATTAGAAAATGGATTTAAATATAATATATATTTTGATATTTATGCATTATATAAAACTATAATAAAATTAATTAATAATTATAAAATTATGAATATAAATAAAAATACAAAAAAAAAGTTTGATAATTTTATTATCTATTTTAATGAACTTGAAATAGATAATAAAAATAATTATAATAAAAATATTTATGAAAATTTAAAAAAAAAAATAGAAGATTTATTAGTAACTTTTTGAATTCCAATATTCAAAATAAGATACTTGGTCTTCTAAACTATTATAAATAGTAAATTCTTTATCTTTTGTTAAAAGTTCTAAATATTTTTTTGGTACTTTATATTTTAATAAAAAGTGTTGATAACTAGTATAATAATCTTTTTTATTGGATAAGTTATTTTTAGTAATAGTAAAATTTTTATTGAAAATAAGTCTAAGAATATATTGCCATTTATTTATATCTTTATACAATAATTTAATAAAAAATTTATTATCTTTTTTTAATAAGTTAAAAGATCTTTTAAAATTAAATTCTGTAAAATTAGGAATATTATAATTCTCAAAGGCTTCGTTAATAGAATGGTATTCTTCAAGTTTATATAAATAATTATTATTAAATTCAGTAACTAATTGTTCAGTTGATTTAGATTTCCAATCAGGAATATATACATTAATATTTTGAAAAAAAGAAGATATTTTTCTTTCTATAGGTGTTCTATAAACATCTATAATAATAATTTGTTTTTTAGAGCAACTTAAATCAATAGTTTCATAAAGTTTATCTTCATGAAATTGATTTACATAATCTAATTTTCCATGTACTTTTAATGTTTTATAACCAAATTTGTTAAAAGATGAACTTAAAGAAGTGCTACCACATTTTCCACCACATAAAATAAAAACATCGTAAATTTTAGCCATATATTATTATAATATTTAAATTAATTAAATTTTATTTAAATTATTTTTAAAAGCACTAAATTTAGATATTATACTAAATGAACTATAACTGTCTTTATTTTTTGTATTTTTTATATTTTTTATACAATTATTAACAATTAATACTTTTACTTTATGTGGAATTTCTTCAAAAGTAAATATAGATTTATCATTATAAGTTATTAATCTATAATGATCACCACTATATGTTACCATTATATAGTGTATAGGATTATATATTTTTTGCGTACTTTCATTTTCATTAAAAATACTTGGCATACTAGTGCTTAATGTGCATTTTATAACATTTGTATTATTGTATGTAACATTTTTTTTAGTATAATAAATTTCTTCACTAAATATAATTAATTTCATATATAAATTTTGTTCTAATATTTTAATTGAATAATCATCAGCCCAAAAAGATTTTTGTTTAATATGATTTTTAAATTGTTTAATATATTTTATTTTTTTCATATATTTATATTCTTCTAGATTTTCTGAATTTTTATAAAAAGAATAAGTATTTTCTTTTACACTACTACTAACCATATCACGAAGAAAATTAATTTCATAATTTTTATTAATAGATTCATAAGCTTTTTTAATTGAGTCAAATAAACAATCACCATTTGATAATGTTTCAGTAATATTATAACTATCACTAATCATATATTTTTGTATCCAATTTTGACTAATTAAATTTTTTTGTTCATTTTTACTTAATGTTTTATTATTAAGATATATAATGTTGTATTTTTTTAGCATATTTTGTATTTGATTATTATTAAGATTATTATTAAGATTAATAATATCTTTAATTAAATTATTTTTATTTTTTTCGCTTAATGATTGAAGATCCATAATAAAATTAATTAAATTAGTTTTTTTATTTTTATTTAAATTATTTACATCAAAATATAATTTTTTTGGTATTTTTATATATTGCTGTTTAGAATTAGATTTTAATGTTATTTTTTTTTTTGTATAATTTTTAATTATTTCTTTTATTTTACATCTAATTATTATATTTAGTATGCTAATTAAATTTTTATTATTTCTTGTATCAATTAATATTGTTAAATGTTTTTTTAAAGTAGTTACTGATTTAATACTATCAATTGTTATTTTTTTGAATGAATTATTATTAAATAAATCTTTAAATATAATATCCAAAAAATTTAATACTAAATCTTCACTATATTTTTTATTCTTTAATTTTAAAAATTTATTAAAGTAAATAAAAAATTGTTTATTTGCTTTTTTAGCAAAATCATTTTTATTTGATGCACTAAAATAATAAAATAATATTCTAAAATAAATAGCTTTATTTTTAATACAAGTTTTTTTTTTTTCAGAAATTGCTGTTAAACATTTACTTTGGTCAAATACTTTATTATAATCTTTGTTTTTTATAACTAAATCTTTTAATGATTTAACTAAATATTCAGTAAAATTATTTAAATATATAATTTTAAATAAGTTAGAATAAGTATCGTCTTTCAAACCAAATATATATTCTAAATAAGTTACTGATTTATTACCGTATTTCTTGCTTAAATTTCTTAAATATTCAATAGGATTTTTAAATCTAGGATATTTAGGTGTAGAAATATTATTTACATTAAATACTTTATTATTACTCATATAATAAACAACGATAATAAATAAAAAACAAAAATTTAAAATAATAATTAAAAAAACTCATATTTATAAGCTTCATAACATTGTTGAATTTCATCAATATTTTTACATGTAGATTTTATTCCAATAACTTTTCCATTAAAACCAATTGGATTATTTATAGTTAATTCACAATAGTTTCCTTTATTATATCCAATAAATAAAACTAAAGTTTTCTTTTTTGCTTTTGAAAGCATTCTACTACTACCAATAATTCCTTTTATTACATAATTATTATCATTTTTAAAGTAATAACAACCAGGAAAAAAACTATCAGTTTTCATATCCCAATATCCATAAGTTCTTAATTGTTCAATAGGTGTTAAAGTAAAAAATTTTTTCATTCTATTTTTAGAATAAACACTAACATCTTCTTTATTCATAAGTATATGATGATAATCAATTCCAACACATCTAGCTTCATAATAATGAACCCATTTTTTATAAGAGGATTCACAATGATTTAAAGTGGCTTTCCAAAATTCAAAAGGAAAATGAGCTTTTGTATAAGCAAGTTGCCATACAAGTTGAGCATAAGAATAAGCATGAGATTTACAGAAACTATATTTTCTTAAGTTTTTAAGTTTATTTAAAACATCATTTTTTAATTCTTCATTTTCCATAGATAGGTCAATAGCAACTTGAGCAATAGCATCTTTATCATCTTTAGCAAAAGCTCTTCTATATTTATCAGCTAAATCTTCAGTACAACCTAAAGACTTACTTAATATATCAATCGCATCATCATCAAATACAAACATGCCTTCTAAATCTTCAACTTCATCAAAATCTCTAGCATCTTTTGCTGCTGGTCGAATAATAGATAAACAAATAGCAATTTCATTAACAGTTTTTGGTTTTATTTTCATAAATGATTTACGAATTAAAGGAGATTCTGCAAATGTTAAACCAATATTATTTCCACTCATTAAAAGTTCTTTTGTTTTAGTATCTTCATAATGTTTTTCAAAATCAATAGTTTCAAAATTTAATGTTTGATATAATTGGGCAAGAGCTCTACTAGATAATATATCAATTTTAAATTGGTTATTATTAGAAACATCATATTTATTTAGTACAATTTGACAAAGACTATTTTTATTTATTTCATCATGAAGTTGTTTCAGTTTTAATTCTTCAGGAACGCCTTCAGGATAATAAACAATACCACCGCAATGTAAAGAATAGCAACGAAAAGTACCATCTAATTTATTTACATTTGTATCAAATTGTTTTTTTTGTTTTTTATCTAAATTTTTGATAACATCGTGAATATCATATTTAGAAATAAAGCCATTAATACCAATAGAACGTAATCCTTCACGTTTAGCAGATTTTTCATGATAATAAACATGATTACTAATACGTGCAATTTTACCAGGCCATTTCATTTGTAATTTTAAGAAGACTTCATCACGCATATTATAAGGAAAATCAAAATCAATATCAGGTAAGTTATTACGATAAATATTTAAAAATCTTGAAAATTTAATATTATATTTAATCGGATCTACGTGACTTATACCAACTAAATAACAAAGTAAAGATGAACCACAAGAACCTCTTGTTACATGAGGAATATGTTTAGTCATCTTTAATATTTCTAAAGCTCTCATGATATATCCAATTAAATTTTTAGATGATATCATATTTATTTCATGAGTTAAACGGTCTTGATATATTTGTTCTTGAGGTAATGGTCTAATAATAGAATTATATAAATCTTGAATAGTATAATCATTTTCATTTTTATTATTTTCATTATTATTTTCATTATTATTTTCTTTTAGAAGTTTTAATGTATAAATAGTCAATTTATCAGTAATTTTACTAGATTCAGAGTGATAATTCCATGGAAAAATATATTTAGGAATATCTAAATATTCATTCATTTTATCAATAATTTTAGTAGAACTTTTTGCTTTAATATCAATAATTAATCCACATTTTTTGATGTTTTGTTTATCTTTTCTTAAAACTCGACCAATACACTGAACAAATGTTTTACAATATCTATTTTGAACAAAGTCTAAAAAAATGGCACAATCTAAGTTTTTGATATCGCTTCCTTCTCTATGCTTGCCTGCACAAAAAAGTAATGCTTTTGAATCACAATTTTCAAAGTCATTAAAATTATTAAATTTATTGATTTCTTCATTTGTTTCCATACTTGTATCAATACTAATTAAGTAATCACTAAAATATGAACTCCATAATTGTGCATATTCAATACATGATTGAATCATACCGCACCAAATAATTACTTTTTTATAAGGCATTTTATCAATTAAAGATTTAACATTTAAAATAATGGATTCTTGATTAATATTAGTATCTGATTTAAACCAATGTATAACAGGTTGAACAATAACATCATCAATAAAAGCTTTATAAATAGAATAATTTGTAAGTATTTTATTAAATGGCTCAAAATTAGTATTAGGAGTTGCTGAAAGTCCAATAATTTTAATGTTATTATATTTTTCTAAAATAAAGTCGTAAAATTCTCTAGTACTTTTATTAACAATTGTATGACATTCATCATGAATAATAAGGTCAATATTTATATTAATTTTTTTAAATTTATCATTAGAAGTTAAAAAGGAACGATTGATAATAGTTAATGATGGTTTATTCCAAAAACGCGAGATATTTACACTATTAAACCAATCTTGTTGTTTATGTGAGCTATAATTTAGTATATGAAATTGTTTCAAAACATTTTCAAATCCTCTTTCTTTAAGTAATTTAGTAGAAAATTGTTCAATTAATATGGATTTTCTTTCACAAATCCAAAAAATATTAGGTATTTTATTTAATTCTTGATATTTTTTATGAAAAGCTAAAATTAATTCTAAACCAATCCAAGATTTTCCTGTTCCTGTAGCATGAAAATGAATACCAGATTCAAAATCATTAATTACAGAAGTTTGAATTGCATGTATTTGATTTTTATTAAGATTCATATTTATTGTAAAAATTATAATCTTATTATATACTATTGATAATATATTTATAAATAATTAATATATAAATATCAATTTTTAAATAATTATAAAGAAAATTTAAGTTCCATTAAGTTGTAATAATAAACGTGCGCTAATTATTTTTTCATACCATTTATTTTCATTTATATCATATTTCCATAATGTTATTTCATCATCTAATTCAGTTTTAAAATGAATAGTGTTAACAATATACCATCCATAATTTTCTTCAATATCATTTAATTCTGCTAAAACACCTTTATTAAAATAAGATTCACTACCAATTATGTTCATAATATCAATATAAAATTCATTTACTTTGGAATGTAAAGTTTCATCATCTATTTCATTTACATGATTATATCTATTTATTTTTTGATTTGGATTAAATAAACTAAATATTGTTGTATAACGTACAGGAGTATTCATAAATTGTTAAATTATTCAAATATTCCAGATTCTTTATGTATAATAAAAATTGATTAATTAATATTCAATTTTTTATATTATATATATTAAATAAATTTTAAAAATGATAATTCTTGAATATGAAAATACTATATTCAAAGTTGGAAAGAATTCAAAAGAAAATTGGAAATTATTAAACGAAAATCAAGAATATGTATGGTTTCATTTGGCAAGTTTTCCATCATGTTATGTAATATGTTTAGATGAAAATCCATCTAATGAATGTTTATTATATGGTTCTCAATTATGTAAGTCAAATACAAAATATAGAAATTTGAAACATATAAAAGTAAATTATACAAAATTAAGTAATTTAAAGAAAGGAGAAGAAGAAGGAAGTGTATATATAAAATCAAATAAGAAAGTATCAAGTATAGTCATATAATAAAATTGTATTTAATTTATAATTTTTTTGTTGTTAATTTCAGATTTGTTGCTATTGTTTGTATTTCTTTATTATCATAAGAAATAGTAATATAAACATTGGGAGCATCATCATAATGAATATCTTTAACAATGCAAGGATGAATATTTTTATAAATTAATTCTTGATTTTTTTGAATTTTTTGAAAAGTAATATAATATACATAATTTTTACCATTATAAAAATCATTGGAAATACTCATTTCTTTTTTTAAATAAATTTGAGGTATATTTGGAAAATATGTATCGCATTCAATATTTTTATCAATTAAAGTTAAATAAATTCTATCAATTAAGTTATGATTAAAGAAAGTTTGATAAATTTTAGCACCACCAATAACCCATTTGTTATCATATTTTTTAGTTTTTAAATAAGAAAGTAATGTTTCAATATCTTTAAATGATTTTATTTTATAATTATTTCTTGTTGTATCAATATTTAATGATGTTGATAAAATATAGTTATGACGATTATTTAAAAAGTTAGTAGATTCCCATGTATTTTTGCCCATAATAATACAATTATTTCCATTACCTATTGTTAATTTTTTAAATCTTAATAAGTCTGATTTTAGGTTCCATGGAAGTTTATTATTAAGTCCGATTCCTTTATTATTAGAAGTGGCAACAATGGCATTAAATGTCATTACTAATTTATAGTAATATAAAATATTATTTAAGTAAAATTAATAAATGTATCTTTTTTAATAATTATATTTTTAATTTTATAATATACAATAAAAATACTTGGAATAAGTATGATTGAACTTCCAATAATAAGATAATTATCTTTTTTATATATTCCATAAATTATCCAAATACAAGAACTTAAAATTAATAATAAATAAGAAATTAAAGATATATCTCTTGTTAATTTAGATAAATATATTTTATAAGCTTGAATAAAAACAGATATACTTCCTATAGAACCTGCTAATAAAGGTAATAAGTTAACTTGAGTCATTTACATATTAAATATATAATAAATTAATTTAATAATGTAAATAGTTCTTGAATATCGATGGATTGATTAATACATTTTTTAACACTTAAATATAAATCTTTCATTTTAATATTAACATTCCAATATTGATTAAATCTTTTATCATTATATATTCGAAACATATATTTCATTAATTTTATTTTATATTCATCTTTTTCAAGTTTATTTTTATAAAAAATAAGTCTTTTATTAATTTTAGATTTTAATTTACTTGATAAATTATCATGATTATGTAATAATTTCATAATATTTTTATATAATAAAATAATAATAAAAACACCGATACTATAAATATCATTTGATTTTTCCATTTTTTCGTTAGACGATTGATAAAATTTAGTTCCTCTTGGTTTTTTATTATTCAGCAATTGAATAATTTTAGGGTCAAAATTCATAAATTCATTTGGAACAACATCAAATAAAGATACATCAAAATCAATAAATTTCATATTTTTAATATTATTATCTTGATCATGATTCAAAACAATATTTTCAAGTTTAATATCTGAATAAATAATATTTAGTTTATGTAAATAATAAATAAATTTAATTAAAAATTTAATAATAGAAAGTACATTATATGATGAAATAGGTTTTTTTATATTTTTAAGATAAGTAAATAAGTCACAATCATATTTTTCTATAATGTAGAAATAAGAATTATTTTTATTGACAAAAAAGTATTTTGGATATAAAATAAAGTCATTAAAATATTCATATTTAGATAAGTATTTATTGATAAGAATTTCAATAAATGATTTATTTGGTTGAAATTTTAATATATAATTAGAATTATTCTGATTAACTTCAAATAAGAATCCTCTTTTAAGTAATTTATGAGGCATTGAATCATAATTAAAATTAAATTTTTGTATAAAATCAACAATAGTATCTTGATTACTTAATTCTTCTATATTTTCTAAAAAATAAATTTTAGGATAAAATAAGTAGCAATTTTTAAAATTTATGGATGTAATAAGTTTTTGAAGATTATTATTTTTTTCTTTTTTATGGTTAATCATGTAAAAAAAATCAAGTTGATTAAAATATGTACTATTTTGAATAATAGTTTCAATTTTATCATTTAGTTGGTCATAATCAATATTCAAATAATGTTTATAATTTTTAATAATAATGTTTAAAACATCAGTATTATTAGAATCTAAATTATTTATTTGTTCATTTATATATTTTTCTAAATTTTTTTTATTATTAAGTATATTTTTAAATTTATTAATTTTAATCATTAAAGACTTGGACTTATTAACTAAAGATTTAGATTGATGAATTTTTAGTAAATCATTTTTTAATTCGCTTAATATAGATTCACCATTAGTAAGATTTAATATATTTTCTAAGTTATTATATTTTTTAATATAATTATCTATAGTATTGTCTATAGTATTATCTATAGTATTCATTTATATCTATAATAACTTATGTAAAAAAAAGAATAAGTTATACGAATAACTTATAAATAGGAAATAATTTATTTACCAATTAGTATCTTTTGTACCACCATCATACCATTTACCATGTCCTTCTTCGACCATAATTTCATTAATTGATTTTTCATTAACATTATTAAAAGCTTTAATTAACAGTCTTCCATATTTATCAAAGTCCAAGCATTCAATTTTAATAAGTTTTGAAGGATGTGCTTCAAGTAATTCAATAATTCTTGCTTTAGCAGCATAAGCAAGTTTTTTTTCATGGTCACGATTTGGATTTTTTAGCAAAGGACGCATTTCTGGAGTATCATATCCATAACATCTACATCTGTATTTAATAAGTTCTCCATGGTAGTCAAATATAACAGAAAAAGTATCACCATCATAAACATGACAAGGCTTAGCAATAAAAGATTTATTTTTGAAATTAAAGTAGGGTACATCTTTATCAGTTTTAATAGTAACAAGTTTATTATTTAAATTATTGATTTCGTTTTCAAGATTCATATATGTATAATAATAATAAATTAATCTTAAATAAAAAAAATTGAAATTTATTTAAAGAATTATAACATAATTTTAGACAACTAGTATCAAATATCATGTCCGAATTCAGTAAGCTAGTAGAAGATATTGAAAATTTAAGCTTAAAAGCAAAAAATGTTGAAGAAAAATGGAATTCTTTACTCAAGAAAGAAGAAGAATTAAATGAAAGAGAAAAAGCATTATGTATGCCATGT